ATTACAAATAGATGATCAAAATAGTGCAGATTCATTTTCAGTTAAAGGCTTTCAATTAGAATTTACCCCAGGAGGAAGAAGATAATGGCAGGATATTCAGCACGACAATCCACATTTACAACAGGCGATACTATATTAGCAGCTCATTCTAATGATGAGTTTAACCAACTGTTAGCTGCGTTTAACGCAACAACAGGACATACTCATGATGGAACTGCTGGTGAAGGTGGACCTATAACATCTATTAGAGATGCTAATACTTTAAACAAAGTATTGGTAGACTCAACTAATAATCATTTAGAATTTTATATAAATGTATCATCATCATCTGTACAGCAATTAAGAATACAAGATGGTGCAATAGTACCTATTACTGATAATGATATTGATTTAGGTACATCTAGTTTAGAATTTAAAGATGCATTTTTTGATGGAACAGTAGAAGCTGATGCAATAACTATTGGTGGTACTAATGTTACTTCTTTATTTGCTTCTTTATCAGGTGCAAATACTTTTACAGGTAATATAGAAATAGATGTAGCATCAGGAGATCCTGCAATTATATTAGATACACAAGGTGCAGATAAGTTTCATTTTGCAGTAGATGATTCAGATTCAGATAATTTAGTAATTAAATCAGGTGGAACTGTTGGTTCAGGAAGTGGATTAAAATTAGATAGTTCAGGTAATTTAACTATTGATGGTAATGCTACTATAACTGGAGATATTACAGTTTCTGGTGATGATATTACTATGGCTACTAACACTGCAGGTAATTTATTAATTGCAGATGGTACAAATTTTAATTCAGTAGCTGTTGGTGATTTATCAGAAATATCTTCAGTTGCAGCAGATGATGTTTTATTAGCAGTAGATACTTCAGGTGGTGGTCTTAAAAAAATTGCTAGATCAACATTAGTATCAGGACTTGCTACATCATCAGCAATATCAAATGTTGCAGATGATACTACACCACAATTAGGTGGAGATTTAGATGTTAATGGTAATGATATTGTATCAGTATCTAATGGTAATATTAATTTATTACCTAATGGCACTGGTAAAGTTATTATAGATGGTAATGGTACATCAGGTGGTGTAACTGTTACAGATGGTAATATAGATATTAGAACAGGAACTGGTGCTGTATCAAAAGTAAAATTTTATTGTGAATCTTCAAATGCTCACGCACAAACATTACAAGCACAACCACACTCAGCAGGTAGTTCAGCAGATATTACATTACCTGTAGCAACTGGTACACTAATTGGAACAGGAGACACTGGCACGGTATCAAATGATATGTTAGCTGGTTCTATTGCAGCATCAAAATTAGCTGGAAGTATTCCTGATAGTAAATTATCTACAATTAGTACAGCAGGTAAAGTAGATTTGGCAGCATTAGAAATAGATGGTGGAACAGATATTGGTGCTGATTTAACTACATCAGATTTAATTATTGTTGATGATGGTGCAGGTGGTACAAATAGAAAAGCAGCATTATCAAGATTAATAACATTAGTAGATGCTAATGCAGGTTTTGCAACAAAAGGTTTTGCAACAGCAATGGCAATTGCATTATAACAGGAGGATAAATGGCTCAAGATTTTGAATCAAACGGTGCACAAATAACAAACTCAAATACTACAATATTTACATCAAATTCTGATGATGCGATTGTTGGCTTAAGATTAGCTAATATTCTTACATCAACAGTAACATGTAGTATATTTGTAAGTGAAAACGGATCAACAACAAGATATCTTGTAAAAGATTTAAGTATTCCACCAGCAAGTTCTGTAGAACTAGTTAATGGTGGGGCTAAAATTGTATTACAAACTGGTGATATACTAAAAGGTATTGCATCTGCAGCAAGTAGTGTTGATGTTTGGTGTAGTGTTGTAGACAGTATTAGTACATAATAATTATAGAGAGGTAACATGGCAGCAGTATTAAATGGAGTTTTATATATAGGTGATAAACCTGCATCCGAAGATGTATTTGAACATGCATCAACAATGGATGAAAATATGTTAATAGAGGGTAATGCAGTATTAGCTGGTCCAGTAACATTTACTGCGACAGTTACAGTTGCAGGAACATTGGTAATAGTATAATGAGTAAAATAGAAGTAGATCAAATTACACAACAATCAGGTACAACTATAACAGTTGGTGGAGGTGCTTGTAAAACTGCAGTAGTAGATGCAACTACTGTAACTTTAGGTAGAACAGGTGCAACAGTTTCTTTAGCCCCTGGTGCATCTCAATCAGGTTTTGGTCGTACTGGAACCGTAGATTGGTGTACTACAGCAAAAACAAGTCCTTTTACATCAGTTTCAGGTAAAGGCTATTTTGTAAATACAACATCAGGAGCTATAACAGTTACATTACCAGCTTCACCAAGTGCTGGAGATATTGTTGCTGTTAAAGATTACGCAAAAACTTTTGATACTAATAATGTAACTCTTGGTAGAAATAGTTCAAAAATTGGTGGTGCTTGTCTTGATGCAACTCTTTCGACTGAAGGTCTATCAACAACTTTAGTTTATGTTGATGGAACGCAGGGATGGTTAGTTGTTAATGATGGACAGCAATCAGAAGCATCTACAGCATCATATGTAACTGCAACTGGTGGAAATGCAGTTGTTACTTGTGGAAATTTTAAAACACATATTTTTACAGCAGATGGAACTTTTTGTGTATCTGCAGCAGGTAATGCTTGTGGTTCTAATACAGTAGATTATTTCGTAGTAGCTGGCGGTGGTGGCGGTGGCGGATTTAGAGCTGGAGGAGGAGGTGCTGGTGGTTTTAGATTATCAAATTCTTTATCTATACCTGCACCAACTATGTCACCTTTAGCAACACCAACAGCTTTGCCAGTTTCAGCAACAGGATATCCAATAACAGTAGGAGGTGGAGGACCAGGAGCATCAGGTCCAGGTGCTCCAGCACAGTATGGTGCAAAAGGTAGTGATTCCGTATTTTCAACTATAACATCAACAGGTGGAGGTGGAGGAGGAGCAGATAGTGACCCTCCAGGTCCAGGAGGACATGATGGTGGCTCTGGCGGTGGAGCAGGATGTTCATCAGTAGGTCCAGGATCAGGGGGATCAGGTAATACTCCTCCAGTATCTCCATCTCAAGGAAATCCAGGTGGTTTTGGTGCACAAGCTGCACCAGTGTCAAGTGCAACTCCAACACCTCATGCAGGTGGAGGGGGTGGCGGAGCTGGAGCACCAGGTGGTGATAGATCACAATCACCAGGTTCTAATGGTGGACCAGGTGGAATTGGAAGTTATATTGCCGATCCATTTGTTGGACCAACAGCACCAAGTTATGGAACTCCAGGTCCAGTAAGTAGTACAAGATATTTTGCTGGAGGTGGAGGCGGAGCAGGTTGTACAGGAAGTAATCCAGGAGCAAGTGTACCAGGAGGTACAGGTGGTGGTGGAAGTGGAGATGAAACTTTAGCTAGTGTAACTGGTGGTAGCACAAACACTGGTGGTGGAGGTGGTGCTAGAGGACACTATACTCCTAACCCTGGTCCTAATCCAAATGGAGCAGGTGGTTCTGGCATAGTAATGATTAGATACAGATATCAATAATAGGTAACATATGAGCACAATTAAAGTAAATACAATTACAACAAGATCAGGAAGCACCATAACATTAGGTGAATCTGGAAAAACAATTACACTAGCATGCGGTGCAAGTCAATCAGGTTTTGGTAGAACAGGAACTGTTGATTGGTGTACAACAGCTAAAACATCTCCATTTACTGCAACTAGCGGTGATGGATTTTTTGTTAATACTACAAGTGGAGCAGTAACTGTTACATTACCAACATCACCAAGTGCTGGTGATATTGTTTCTTTAAAAGATTATGGAAATACTTGGGATTCTAATCCAGTTACAGTTGCAAGAAACGGCTCAAAAATTAATGGTTCATGTGCTTGTGCAACTTTAAATACTAAGTCACAATCAGTTACTTTAATTTATGTAGATGGTACAAAAGGTTGGCAATCTATTCAAGATGGTACTTCTGATGTTACAGGAAGATCATACATAGCTGCTACAGGTGGTAATACAGTTGCTACTTGTGGTGATTATAAAATTCATACTTTTACAGCAGATGGAAACTTCGTTGTAAGTGCTGTTGGTAATCCAGCAGGTTCAGATAAAGTATCTTATCTAGTTGTCGCTGGTGGCGGTGGTGGTGGTAAAGATAGAGCAGGTGGAGGCGGAGCTGGAGGATTTAGAGAAGGTAAAGCACCAGCTTTTGAAACATATACAGCTTCACCTTTAGTAGCACCTGATGGTTTATCAGTTACAGCTCAAACTTATCCAATTACAGTTGGTGCAGGTGGTGCAGGTGTAACAACTTCTCCAGCAGGTCAGCAAGGAGGAAAAGGTAATAATTCAGTTTTTTCAACAATAACATCGACAGGTGGAGGTGGTGCAGGTTCAGGTCCAAGTCCATTTTCTAATGGTGAACCTGGTGGTTCAGGTGGAGGTGGAGATTCTTATGGAAGTCCAGGAAGTTCAGTAGGTTCAGGTGGTTCAGGAAACACACCACCAGTAAGTCCGTCTCAAGGTAATGATGGTGGAGCAGGTAGACCTAATAGTCCAAATACTACAGGTAGAGGTGGTGGAGGCGGTGGTGCAACAGCTGTAGGAGCTGGAGGTCAACCAGCAGGAAATCCAGGAGGAGCAGGAGCAACAACAAATATTACAGGAAGTCCAGTAGGATATGCAGGTGGTGGTGGTGGTAGCGATTGTGGATCAGGAACACCAACAGGAACACAAGGAGGTGGAGATGGAGGTTCAGCCTGTGCAGCAGCTCAATCAGGGACAGCAAACACTGGTGGTGGTGGCGGTGGAGGAAATGGTGGTGTTAGTGGTAATTGTAATGGTGGATCAGGAGGATCAGGAGTGGTAGTAATAAGATATAAGTTTCAAAATTAATTAGGTAACATATGACAAGCACAATTAAAGTAAATACAATTCAAGATTCATGTGGAAGTGCACTTGTATCAAAGTGTAGTTCTACAATTACATTAGGTGCAAGTGGTAAAACGATTGCACTTGCAACAGGAGCATCACAAACAGGTTTCGGTAGAACAGGAACAGTAGACTGGTGTACAACAGCTAAAACATCTCCATTTACAGCTGTATCAGGAGATGGATTTTTTGTAAATACTACTGGAGGGACAATAACAGTAACTTTACCATCTTCACCATCTGCTGGTGACATTGTCGCTTTTGCAGACTACGCAAATACGTGGGCTACTGCATGTAAAGGTGTAACACTTAATAGAAATGGATCAAAGATTAATGGTGAATGTTCAAATGCAAATTTAATTACAGCAGGCCAATCTGTTACATTAGTTTATGTTGATGCAACAAGAGGTTGGAAAAATATACAAGATTCTACTTCTGATGTTTCAGGAGCACCTAATTATGTAGTAGCTACAGGTGGAACAATTTTAACAAATGGAGATTTTAAAACACATGTTTTTACTTCTGATGGAGATTTTACAGTTACAAATGCAGGTGCACCAGGAGGTTCTACTACAATAGATTATACAATTATTGCAGGTGGTGGGGGAGGAGGACAAGGTGGTTCTCCTGCTTATATGGGAGGAGCTGGAGGTGCAGGTGGTTTTAGATTATCAAATTCAGTGGGTTGTCTTGCTGCACCAGTTATGTCACCTTTAGCAAATCCAACAGGTGTAACAGTTTCAGCACAAACATATCCAATAACAGTTGGAGCAGGAGGAGCAGATGCTGCAAGTGCAAATAATGCAGGTTCTAATGGCTCTAATTCTTCAGGTTTTTCTATAACATCAGCAGGCGGTGGTTTTGGTGCAGCTGGTGGAGGAAGTCCTGAAGCTGGAGGTCCAGGTGGTTCAGGTGGTGGAAGCACACAAGGACAGTCAGCTGGTTCTGGTAATACACCTCCAGTAAGTCCTCCACAAGGAAATAATGGAGGAGTGGGTTATCCAGGAAATAATAATGCAGGTGCTGGAGGAGGAGGTGCTGGAGCAGTAGGTGCTACACCATCTAATCCAAATGTTGGCTCAACAGGTGGTATAGGTTCATATATTTCAGATTCAGTATTTGGTCCAACAGCACCAAGTTATGGAACTCCTGGGCCAGTTTCTTCAACAAGATACTTTGCAGGAGGTGGTGGTGGATCATCAAACGGTCCATCTGCACCTGGCGGTGTAGCTGGAGGAGCAGGTGGTGGTGGAGAAGGTGGAACTGGAGGAAATCCAGGAGGACATAAAGGAGATAACGGAACAGCAAACACTGGTGGTGGCGGTGGTGGAGGTTCAGGTTGTGGAGGAGGTGGAGCACCAAATCCAGGTGGCTGTGGAGGAGATGGAGGATCAGGAATAGTTATAGTAAGATATAAATTTCAAAATTAATTTAACAAGAGGAGAAAAACAATGGCACATTATGCTAAACTAGGAGCAAACAATAAAGTTATAGCGGTACACGTTGTAGCTGATAAGGATTGTCAAAATGCTGATGGTGTTGAAGATGAAGAAGTAGGTAGACAGTTTTTGGAAAGAATCCACAGCTGGCCTCTTTGGAAAAAAACATCTTATAATACTAATAATAATAAACATTCATCAGGTGATGATTCAAAAGCATTTAGAGGAAACTATGCAGGAATAGGCATGACTTATGATGAAGATAATGATATTTTTATTACTAAGAAGCCTTATGCTAGTTGGGTTCTTAATACAGCAGAAGCAAAATGGCAGTCACCAGTTGGTGATGCTCCAGAATTATCTGATGAAGAGAAGAGCACTCATATATATCAGTGGGATGAATCAGCTCAAAATTGGAATAAAATAGAAAGATAATATATAAATATACCCCTTTAATATTGACTTTTTTTAATAGGAGTGTATAATATATATATGGAAAAAATAACACTATCAGAAATACCTCTGATATATGGACCTATCGATATGCCTAAAGGTTTTGATATTGATAGAAATAAAATTAAAAATGATATAATTTTATCTTTTATAGATAACAAAAGAATTACTAATAATAATAAAAGTTATTCATATAATGATTTTAATATATCATTTTCACAACCTTTACAATGGTTAAAAGATTATATTAGAGATCATGTAAGATCAGAATATGGTTTTACTTTAGTTGATAAATCTCAACATGGAAATGTTTATAATCCTAAAGAAAAATCTTTTATAAGACATCAAGTTGATCCTGTAGATTTACGAAACTCTCCAGACTATACATTAGTTTATGGTACATTTGTAGGCAAAGATTCTTGTGACCTTGTAATAGAATATGATGATAATAGAAGAAAGTATAGAACTTGGCATATACCAATAAAGAATAATTATTTTTATATGTTTCCTTCTACTCAAAGATATTTTATTACAGAAAATAAATCTGAACAAATCAATGTATTATTAACTATAAATTATGAATTTATCTAATTATTACTATTATTTTCAATCAGCTATACCACCTAGAATATGTGATTTGATTGTACAATATGGTAAATCAGAAAAACAAAGAGAGCAACAAGCAATTACAGGTGGTTATGGTAGGGATAGAGATTTACAAAAAAATCCATTAACAGATAATGAAATAAATGATATTAAGAAAAAAAGAGATTCTAATATTGTTTGGATGAATGACAACTGGATTTATAGAGAAATACATCCTTATATAAGAGAAGCAAATGCAAAAGCAGGTTGGAACTTTGAATGGGATTGGTCTGAATCTTGTCAATTTACAAAGTATAAATTAAATCAATATTATGATTGGCATTGTGATTCATGGGATAAACCATATGCAGAACCTGGACCAACACAAGGTAAAATTAGAAAATTATCTGTAACAGTTTCGTTAAGTGATCCAAAAGATTATAAAGGTGGTGAGTTAGAATTTGATTTAAGAGATCAAGATCCTGATAAAAAACCAAATATACATATTTGTAAACAAATTTTACCAAAAGGATCTTTAGTAGTATTCCCCTCGTTTGTTTGGCATAGAGTCAAACCAGTAACATCAGGCACACGATATTCATTAGTAATATGGAACTTAGGGAGGCCATTTAAATAATATGATACAAGGGGGAAGCAGTACAGCTCAAAAACCAAAAGGGCATGTGGATTTTAAATCTGCATTTTATTTTCAAACACCAGTATGGGTAGCAGAAGCACCTATGTTTTTGAAAGATACAATTAAATTAACAGATAAATATATTAAGAAAGCTAAAAAAAATTTAAAAGATAAATTAAAAAATGAACCTAAGTGGAAAAAAGATATAGGAACATTTGGTTTATCTTATCATAGTGAAAGTTTTTCTAATGATCCAAAAGCAAAAGACTTAGTTCAATTTATAGGACAAAGATCATATGAATTTTTAGATTGGTCAGGTTTTGATTTAAAAAATCATAGTTTACATTTTACAGAATTTTGGGTACAAGAATTTAGTGAAAAAGGTGGAGGGCATCATTCAACTCATGCTCATTGGAATCAACATGTATCTGGATTTTATTTTTTAAAATCTTCTGATAAAACATCTTTTCCAATATTTCACGATCCAAGACCTGGATCTGTAATGACAAAATTACCATTAAAAAATCAAGAACAAATATCAATGGGAAGTAGTCAGGTTCATTATAAACCACAACCAGGAACGATGATTATTTTTCCAGGTTATGTACCACATGAATATGCAGTAGATCCAGGATTAGAACCATTTAGATTTATACATTGGAATATTAAAGTTGTTGAAACCGCAATATCAAAAGAAAGGAGTATGAATAATGAGCTTTCAAAAAAATAAATATTGCGTTATCAAAGAAGCTGTTCCAAAACAAATAGCAGAATTTGTTTATAATTATTTTTTAATGAAAAGACAAGTTGCAAGAACTCTTTTTGATGAAAGATATATATCACAATTTACTACAGAATTTGGAGTATGGAATGATGAACAAGTTCCAAATACGTATTCGCATTATGCAGATATAGCTATGGAAACTTTGTTACTTAAAACTTTACCAGTAATGGAAAAATATACTAAGTTAAAATTAAATCCAACATATTCTTATGCTAGAATATATAAAGCAGGAGATATACTTCATAGACATAAAGATAGATTTAGTTGTGAAATATCAACTACACTTAATTTAGGTGGTGATCCATGGCCAATTTATTTAGAACCTAAAAAAAACGTAGGTATACCTGATGGTAAAAAAATAACTGTATCTAGTAATAATAAAGGTGTTAGAGTTACTTTAAAACCTGGAGATATGTTAGTTTATAGAGGTATGGAGTTAGAACATTGGAGAGAAGAATTTCAAGGAGATAATTGTGCTCAAGTATTCTTACATTATAATAATCAAAAATCAAAAGATGCAAATAAAAACATCTATGATAGAAGAAAACATTTAGGATTACCAAATTGGTTTAAAAAATAAAATAATATGGCAAAACGCAAATCCCTCATTGGCGTTAGTAATTTTGTAAGGCAGACAAAAAAGAAAAGACCTGGCAAGCACGCTAAGAGACCCAACAAACACGCAAAAAAAAATATGAAACGATACAGAGGACAAGGTAGATAATGGCAACACCAGACGAAATAAAATTACAGAAAGGTGCTATAGCACCTTCTCAAGCAGAACAGCAAACTGGTTCTCAAAAAGCAGTTGCTTTAATTGAAGATTTAATTACATCACCAACTGGACCTAGTTTACCTACTGGTACAACTATAAGTCCACAAATACAAAATGTTGCACCTGCTGAGTTGATGCAAACAAGTGGTCTTACTGGGACTACAGCGGCTGCAGTACCAACTGCACCAACGGCCCCAACTATAGCTGCTCCAGGAACAATGGCAGGAACAGCTGTAACTGCACCAACAGCACAAACTGCTGCAACTATTACACCTTCTACAGTTACATCATTAACACCAACAGTGACAGCTGCGACAGGTACGGTTACTCAACCAATGACTGCAGCAACAGGTACAATTACATCTGATGCAACAGTTAAAGGACAACTAACAGGATTACAACAAGAAGTAGAAACTGCATTAGCATCTGGTAATCCATTACCAGTATGGGCAAGAGGTGCTGCAAAAGCAACTAATGCTGCATTAGCTAATAGAGGTTTAAGTGCAAGTTCAATGGCTGCTGAAGCATTGGCTGAAGGTATCATGAATGCTGCTATACCAATAGCAAAAGCAGATGCTGATACTTACAAGCAAATGATATTTCAAAACTTGTCTAATAATCAGCAAGCAGCAATTACAAATGCACAAGCATATTTAAAATTAGATTTAGCTAACTTATCAAATCAACAACAAGCTAATCTTCAAAATATAAATACAAGACAGAATTTTATTTTATCTGATCAGGCTGCAGCTAACGCTGCATTTCAGTTTAATGCAACAAGTCAAAACCAAGTTAATCAATTTTATGATAAACTAAGTACAACTGTTGCAGATCAAAATGCTGCTAGAATAGATGCAATGAAAAAATTTGCAGAAGCAGAAAAAGCAAAAGTAAATGCATTAAATGCTCAAAACACAATTGCAGTTAATGAAGCAAATGCAAAAAGAGAAGATACCATAAATAGATTTAATGCACAATTAGAAAATCAAAGACAACAATTTAATGTTCAAAATCAAAGAGAGATAGATCAATCAAATGTTGTTTGGAGAAGAAGCATTAATACAGCTAATACAGCAGCAGTAAATGCAGCTAATCAAGTTAATGCACAAAACCTATTAAACTTATCTAACTTTGGATTGTCAGCACTATGGCAACAATGGAGAGATGAAGCATCATGGGTAAATACTTCTTCAGAAAATAGTGAAAATAGAAATCATAATTTAGCAATGGCAGCACTAGAAAGATCTACTGCTGTTGATCTACAAAACAAAGCATCTAAAGATGCAATGTATCAGATGATTGGTAAGTTTGGTTTTGATCTATTATTAGGATAAGGAGAATAAATGAGTATAAGTAATATGTTTAAAGGTGCAGTATCATCAGCAGCAACATGGGTTGGTGGTGCAATTGGTGGAGCTGTAGGTGGACCAAAAGGAGCTAAGATAGGTGCTGCAATTGGAAGTTCATTAGGAAGTAAAATACAAAGCTATGGTGGTGGGGGTGGAGAGTTTGAACCTATGAGCACTCAAGTTCAAGTTCCAAGTTTTGGTAGAGGTTTACCAACAATGAGACCAGGAATGGGCAAGTATGTACCTGGTCCTAAAGTTGTAGATGCTGAAACACTAGCTAAAATATGGGAAGATAGATTAACTACTTATATGGCAACTGCTGCTAAATTTGATAGAACTACAGAAGTATCAAAATTAATTAGGAGTTTAAAAGCATAATGAGAGAATTTGAAGAAGGCATAGGTAATCCATTTGATACACCAATTCCTGGTCAAAGTTTAACAGATACTCCAGGTAATTATCCTTGGGAGCATGCACCACTTATAACTGATCCTGAACAAGCTACAGAATTTATTTGGGATAGATTACATAAACCAGAATTTGCAGAACAAGTTATTGCTATGTTAGATGCAGGTATACCAGTAGAAGCTCTAGGTAGAGTTATATTATTTGGTGGATTTGTAGAAGGTAAGTTTAGTCCTGATGTAGCATTTATTATTGCACAACCAGTTATGGAAATGATTGCATCAATGGGTATAGCATCTGGTATAGATAAGTTTAGAATGTCAATGAGTGACTTAACTAATAATAAACAAATGACAGAGATTATTAAAATTAAACAAGAAAAAGAAGAGTTTGAAAAAATAGCTAGAGGCGTAAAACAAGATATTAAAAAAGTAAAAACAAAAGATAAAGGTCTAATGGCTAAACCTGAGGAGGCAGAATAATGAGTATATTTAGAGGAATAGCTACAGGATTTTTAGGAGCAGCTATTGAAGACAAAGCAGCAAAGGATAGAAATAAAGCAGAAGTATTAAAAGGTGCTGCACAAAATTATTTAACTAATACATTACCACAAACTATTGAAATGGAAAACAATAGAAAAACTAGTTATGATAGAATAGCTACTGAATTTGGTAATCCTGCTGCAGAATTAGCTGACATAAATAATATAATAACTGGTGATGGAAAAGGTTATGATAACTTTAAAGATTTATTAAAAAATAATAATCTTAAAAAAGAAGATTTAGAGAAAGCAACATTTGATACTAGTTATACTAAAAGATATGAAACAAGAGGTAAAACTTTTAATGAAAAGTATGCACCTATATTTGAGCAGATTGGTATAAAAGAAATAGGTGGCATGGGACCTTACACAGTTAAGAGTCAATTAGAAGGTGATACTACTACTGATACTATGGTAGATGCACCTGCAGCTACTGGAGAAACTCAACAGTTTTCTAGTACAAAATTATCAGATTATTTAATTCCAAAACCTGGAGTATTACAAGTACCTGAAAATGAATTTGGTAGAGTTGCTGCAAGTTATAGAAACTTTAAAAATGTAATATCATTTGACCCACAAGGTAATGTTAAATTTGCATTTAAGGGTACAAAAGATGTTGAATATAATGCATTAAGAGGTTTAACAAATCAAGTGTCACCTAATTTCTATAATGCAGAACAAAAGAAAGTAAATGTTGGAAGTGCAGTTGAAGAAGCTAATAAAATATTAACAGGACAAACTGAAAATCATATTATGGATGTTGTAGAAAATTATAAAGTTCTTGAACAACCAGTACCAGGTAAAGCAAGCTCAACTGCAACTGGTGAATTAAAAATAACTGAAGCTGATTTATTAGATCATTTAGCTAAAATGGGAACTAAATCAGAACAAAGATATTATGCATTAAGTTTTCCAACTGGTGTAACATTACCAGGCACAAATCAAGACGTTAGAGAATTTTTATTAAACATAACTAGGTAATATGTCAAAATTATCTTTAGGAGATTATGCAGTTAACTCAGAAAGCCACAGACAACAATTTGCTGGTGGGCTTAGTCTTGAGCAACTTAAGAAAAGAAGTGAACAAAGTAAAATAAGTAAAGAAAGTATTGCAAATAATCCTAGTATTAATAATGCTATACCCATACAATATAATTCAGATGGTTCTTTAAAATATACTTTTGATAATATTTATGAAAATAAACAACTAACGGCAGTTGCAAAAGATTATTATAAAAATAGAGACGATGTCAATTATACAGATAAAGAAGCTGTAAATAAATTTATACGAGATAGAACTTGGAATCAAGCTAATACTTTAGCAATGGGTGCAGAGTTTGCTTATATAACTGGAAATAATGTAGGTGAAGATCAAAAAGCTAGACTATCTTATTTAACTAGATACTGGGATGAGCTTCCTAATTTTTATGAAGAAGGTGGCAGAGGTGCATCAGGATTTTTTGCTAATTTAGGTGTTGCAGTTTTAGATCCACTAAATATAATTGGTGCTGGTGTAGGTGGTTTTGTTGCAAAAGGTGCACTAAGAAAAGCTGGACAAGAAGTAATTAAAGCTCAGACTAAAAAAGGTATAACTAAAAAAGCAATAAAAAAAGATATTTTAAATAGTCCAGAAGATTTAGCTAAATTATCTGCTAAAGCAAAAAATAATGCAATTGTAAAAGGTTCAGCATCAGTATCTGCAGTTGAGGGTGCTGGGTTTGGAACTATAGATATAGCTAATCAAGTAGTTGAAAAAGAATTAGAGTTAAGAGAAACAATAGATCCTATAAGAACAGGGACTGTTGCACTTACAGCTGGAGGTTTAGGATTTTTTGTCCCTTATGCAGGTGGAAAAATAACAAATAAAATTGCTAATTTAAGACTTGCAAAAAATAATAAGTTAAATAACGAAATAATAAAAAAACATTCTAAGAAACAACCTGATAATACAGGTAAATCTGAAGGCGTAAACTCTCCAATAAATGGTGAAAGAAGTGTTGGAAGTATGTTAAGAACTAATTTAGCAGATCAATGGGATTTTATTAAAGTATTACAAAAAGAAATTACGGGTGTTGGTGGAGATGTTACAAGTTTAAAAAATATATACACTTCTAAAAAAGGTTTTATAGATCCTGTAACAAAAAAGAAAGTAGATCCAATATTACAACCTTATTTTCAATTAAGACAATTATCATCGTCTGGAACTAGAGGTCATCATTTTATAATGAATGGTGTATACTTACCACCTAATCCAGTTGCCAGAAGTGCAAGTTATAAAAAAGGTGAAAGTAAAGGTCTACATGAAATACTAGAAAAATTTGATATTGATAATGAAGTTAATGAATTTTTAAATTATGTAGCTTCTAAAAGAATAAATTTTATAGTAAAGAGAAGACCTGCTTTAGAAAAAACTTTACCTATAAATAAAGTAGAAAGAAAAAATTATATAGATTTTGCAGAACTAGATGCAGCAACTTATAAAAAAAGATATGGTAAAGAATTAACAAGAAAAAATAATTTTAAAAAAGCATTAGGTGAATATAAAAAATTTACAGATGAGCTATTAGAATATCAAGTTCAATCAGGTTTAATTAATAGAGTAGATGCTAAAAAAATTTTAAAAGAAAATCCTTTCTTTATACCTTTAACAAGGGAAACAGAAAAGGTTGGAATTATATCAGCTGTAGGTCAACAGACAAGAAAAATGTTAGGAATAGCTAGACCAGGTGCTGTTAAATTAGCTAAAACAAAACAACAAGGTGATATAAATTTATATAAAAATTTATTAACTTACACTTATCAAACTGTATTAGCTGGCGATAGAAATCGTGCTAAAATTGCTTTTTATAATATGTTACAAAAAGGTGATAAGTTAGGTAAAATAAATGCAGATAAAGTTGTAAGAAAAGTTACCGCTAATAGAAGAGTACGAATAGAAAATATTGCAGTAGATAAAGTTATAAGAGCCTATGAAAAATCAGGTGCAAAATTTGATCCTGAAAAAGTAATAGCTAAAGTTGGTAGAAAAAGAAAAAATCAATTAGATAATTTAGATAGTTTAGATGTATTAACTTTTAGTAATACATTTAAAGCTAGTGATGATGCTGCATCTGATGTAGTTGATATCGTTTATAGAAATGGTAAAGCTGAAGTATATGAAGTTATAGATCCAAATTTAGCAGACTTATTTAATGGGTTATCAGAAAAAGGTGCTAATAAAGTAATGTTTGGTTTTGGGCCAGATGGTATATTTTCTAAATATGCAAGATTTGCATCAAGAGCAATTACATATTCACCACCATTTGTAGCATTTAACTTAATAAGAGATACATTAGCTGGAGCTGTAAACTCTGCATTTGGTATAGGTCCTAAAAAATTTATACCAGTTTATTCTAGTGGTAAAGGTTTTGTAGATGCAGTTAAACAAACTCATAACTATAAAAAAGCATTAATTAATGGAATGGGTTATTCTTCTAGAAGAGAGACAGAAGCATACACTCCTAAAAATTTAAAAGAACTAGTTAGAAAAGAAGTTACTACAACATCAAAAACTTTAGGAGATGCAGAAAATTATTATAGTAATGTAATAAAAAATTTAGGAAAAAAACTTGGTGGTGGTGCAAGAGGTTATACTAGAATAGTACAAGCAGCTGAATATGGAACTAGAATGGGTGAGTTTCAATTAGCAAAAGCTGCAGGTTTTAGTGATATAGGTGCATCATTTTTAGGAAGAGAAGTTGCAACTGATTTTGGTATGAGAGGATCTAGTGCACTACTAAATGGATTAAGTAGAAATACTATGTTTTTAAATGCAAGTATTCAAGGCTTATATAGAACAGGTAGACTATTTGCAGAAAATCCTAAAAAAGCAGCAGCTTTGATTACAGCAACAGTTGTTGCACCAGAGATAGCATTATACTTTACTAATGCAAGATTTCCTGAATATTCACAAGTACCTGACCAAGTAAAACAATTAAATTTTTTATTGCCTAATATAGATTTTAGTGAGTCACAAAAACAAGGTAAAATAATATTAGATAAAGAAGTACCATTTATACCTTTTCCAAAGCCTTATGATTTAGGTGTATTTGCAAATGTAGCTGTTGGCTTAATTGATGGTATGCTTAAAGGTAGTGCTGGAGTAAGCCAAAAGTATATTGCAGAATCTATTAGTCAAATTATGCCAGGCACGCCAATACCAGCAGGTGTAAGACCATTTATAGAATTAATGGCAAATAAAAATTTATATTCAGGTGCTCCTGTAATTGGTAGATATGAATTACAAAGATTAGATGAATTACAGGCAAGACCTTCAACAAGAGAGATAGCTAGAAAACTTTCTAATTTTAGTTCTAATCTGGCAGCATTTATTACTAGAACACCAGAAGGTGGAGTTAAACCTGTACCAATAACACCTATAGTAGCAGATTATTTACTTGGTGCTTACTTAACAGGTATTATGCAATACCCTATAGATATTATAGAAAATTTTATTCCTAGAAAAGAAGAACGAGGTCCTAAAGCAGAAAAAAGAGAAGATCAAGCAGATTTATCTAGCTTTTTAACTGCACCTAGTATTGTAACTAGAAGATTTAAAGTTGCAGCACCTATTAAAAATTCAGAGTATCATCAACAATGGGCTAAACTTATAGCAAGAGCTAAAAAATTAAAACAAATTGATACATCACAAATGGATTTAGAAAAACGTAATCAATCTTTTATAATTGGTTTATTTGGTAGAACGTATGGTAAAATGACTGAAGGATTTCAAGCAGGTGTTGAGCCAGAAGTTTTAAATTTTGCAGGCATATCTGACATACTAAAAGAAGGTGAGCAATTTATGTTAGAATCTAGAGCACAAAGAAATGACATAGCTGAATCTAATATAGATGCAAAAACAAAAAGAGAATTAATCGATAATTTAATAAGTATTGAAAATATGTATCTAAAAGCTACAATAGATAACTTAGCATCAATAGATGAATTAGATTTTTTATTTGATCAAAGTATTGGTGATAATATAAAAGACTTAGGGGTTATACCAGGTTTATTTAGTATATTACTAGGTGGTGATGCTGAAGATGCCTTTAAACCAAATCCTTTAGAAAGAGACGAATAATGGCTAAGCAACCCAAAACAACTAGCGAACATTTAATATCCATCTACGGATATATAACAGGATTGCGAAGAGATGTCAATACAATAAAAAATAATCACCTCAAACACTTGCATCAAGATATAGAAGGATTACATACAAAAGTAGATAGAATTTTATATGCAATTTTAGGTGGTCTTGGTGCTACAATTTTAACATTAATAGGACTATTTACATAATGGACAAACGTAATAAAACGGATACAATAGTAATACATTGTACACAAACTCCGTCAGATATGGATTTTGGTGTAGATAAAGTAACACAATGGCATAAAAATCGTGGGTTTGATACAATAGGATATCACTATTTAATTAAAAGAGATGGCACATTACAAACAGGTAGAGATGAAGATGTTGTAGGTGCTCATGCTGTTGCAGTTAATGGTACATCAATTGGTGTAGCTTTAGTTGGTGGCGGTACAGTAGATATGGGTTGGGAAAATAATTTTAACCCTGAACAATTTGAAACATTAAAAACTATATTATTAAAATTAAAAGAAAAATATAATATAGAAAAAATAATAGGTCACTATCAAGTAGAAGAAAAAAAACAATGTCCTTCTTTTGATGTGCCAGAATGGTTAGAAAAAAATGGCGTGGTTTAGTTTAGCAAAAATAGCATTACAAGCTGGTAGTAAGATATATGCTAATCGTCAAAAAACAAAGATGGCTATGTCTGATGCACAATTAATGCATGCAGAAAAAATGGCTAGAGGAGAGGAGGCTTACCAAGGTAAACTTCTTGAGGCTAGGCAGTCAGACTGGAAAGACGAGTTTGTATTATTAATTTTATCGGCTCCGATCGTTGTACTTGCTTGGGCGGTCATAAGTGATGATCCTGAAGCAATGGACAAAGTAAAACTATTCTTTGAGTACTTCTCGACACTCCCAAGTTGGTTTACCAACCTGTGGATTTTAGTTGTAGCAAGTATTTTTGGAATAAAAGGTACACAGATTTTCCGTAACGGGAAAAAATAATGTCTAAATCAGAATACCAGGATCTCATAGCTGAGTATAAAGAGCAGATCAGAATCTTGAAACAAGAGGTTGCTGAACTACAAGATGCTGGTAAGTCTAAAGATTCTGCTAATAAAAGAACATTACAGAAACTTGAGAATGTAACTGAAGATTTAGAAAAAGCCCAACAAGAAATAAAAAAACTTGAGGATAAAAAAGATGAAAAAAATTAAAGAAAAAATAAAAGCTGCATGGAAATGGTATGTTTCATGGCTTTTTAGCTGGCAAAATAAAAAGTAATGGCACTTAAAATCGGAGAAGACCAACCTGTACAAATGCCGATGAAGACGGTGATCAGTTTGATCATTATTGTTGCACTCGGTACGATGGGTTATTTCCAGATTGTAGAACGCCTTAATATTACTGACACTAAAATAAAGATTATGGAAAAAGATCTTGAGGAAAACACTGAGTTCAGAATAAAATGGCCTCGGGGTGAAATGGGATCTTTGCCTGCAGATAGCGAACAATTCATGATGTTAGAAGATTTATATAAAACTACAGATAAGATTAATAAACATATCGAGTCTATGATGAATAATAGAATTAATATTGAGTTTTTACAAAAACAAATGGATAAAGTTCTTAAAGATATTGAAATTTTAAAAGATAAAAATAGAGAAATAATTTACAAAAATGGTAACAAATAATGATAGCTGAAGTAGTAGCCCTTCTTATGTTTATAGGGCCTGATATTAAAGAACATCGTATTCAACCAGAGGGTATGGCACAATGCCTTCGCCATAAGAGGATAGCTGAGAGACAATTTACACCTAACGTTCAATACAAATGTATTAGATCTAAAGCAGAATTAGATACAAATATAGATGGAACACAAGCAATTAGAAAGTTAATATTAGAATAGTGGTCAAATTTTTATTAGTAATACAAATTTGTTCCGCACTTCATGGTGACTGTTTACCAAAACAAAATGTTAATACATATGATTCATGGTATGAATGTGCTAGAGGTGGCACATATGAAACAATAGAATTAATGAATGTTATAGGGCAAGACTTAATAAATAGAAATAAAATATTTATTAGCTTTTCTTGCAAACCACAAAATGAAGTTTAAAAAAAAGAACCCAATAGCTAAAGCTCTTTTAAAATTTAAAAATAAAATTATTGAACATAAAAAAATATATAAAAGAAATAAACAGAAAATTAAACAACAAATGTTAAGTCATAGTCAGGATATATAATGGGTAAATTACCTTTTGAATTTAGAATGGCTATATTAATATTTGTAGGTGGATGTATACCCATATTCATTCATCATTTAGTGCACAAATTATGGGATGTAAGTATATTAAGAGCCGCAGAAATTACTTTTATATTATGTATTCCAGTAGCATATTGGATGGCAAGTAAAATTAATGAACGTTGGCATGATGATCAGGAGTAAATATGTATT